GGAGTGCTAGGAACATCAGCACTAGTCTGAACACCAAGAGGAATATCATTGATGCTAACAAGACCTAACACATACTGGTCAGCCTGTCTAGAAATACCGAATAACATATCATTCATAACAGAGAATGCTTGCATTTCTCCAAGCATGTCCCACTTGACCCAAGACTGAAACAAGTCCTGTTCTCCACTATTATAAAATTTAAATAGGTATAGCTCTTTTGTATTTCTACCACTTAAAACAATCATTGAGTTCTGTGGACTAGCACCCATCTGGTCAATAGTATTAGGCAGCCACTCTGTTACAACTTTACTGATGTCAATAACTGTAGGTGTTTCTTCAAACCCTCGCTGCTGCATAGTAAATACTCTGGTATAAGCAGGAACTTTACTAACAAATACATCACGAGTTCCCAAGTCTTGTGGGTCAATCCTATCATTCATCTCATAGTTTGATTGACCACGAATGGTTACATTACTAGGAGTAAGAACACTATCTTGACCACTGATAAGTAGGAACTGTTGACGCCTGGCAAAGAGTTGTAGACCTTGAGGGGATGGTAATACAGCAAACAATTTAGTAGGTTTAACTGATGTAGCTTGCACATCAATAGGGTCAGAATCAACTTGAGTTAATGCTGACTTAGCCCAAAAATTATATGGGTCGTTAGCAACACTCATAATTACATTGTCTTCAGACAACATACCAAAGCGGTTATTATAAAAGAATGTTGAAGCAATAGTTTTACCTACAAAAGATGGCTCAGGGTTAGTAACATCATCACCAGCAATTCTCTCAGCCCAATCAATAGGTTGGAATTTAAATTCAGTTTCACTGATTGCTACCAACTCGTGTGGCATGGTGTTAGCATCAAAACCAGTAGACACATTAGGTGCTGCTGATTCCTTCCATTCACCATTTGTATAGGTTACATAGTAATCATCTTCAGCGCCAGCATAGTTAGTAATTTTAACTGTTCTACCATTAGTAGATTCAGGAGGAAGTTTAGAAATGTTATCAACTTCGTCTTGGAAACAATCCAAAGCAGTTCCACCAATACCACCCTTACATGATAAGGTAAAGGCATTACCAGATTTCCTGATTTCAAGGCTAGTTTTATATTGAGTTACTTGATAACTATTAGGTATCTTACTTTTAATACCAGCAAGAATTTCAGCAGCATCTAACCTATCAGTATTTGAATCTGCTAGGTCATCAAAGTTGCGTGTTTTATAAGTGTAATTAGAACCGTCAAGAGTTACAGTATAGTTAGCACCATACTCGACAATCTTTAAGACAACAGTTCCAGCCGTGTTAGCAGTGTAAGATGGTGCTGCAGTGAGAGCGGTTTCAACAGTTTTGTTAGTTACAATAGTAACGTCTTGAATGCTACGGAAGTGATAGTCTTCTGGTTTAGTTCCAGTAAGATAAGCTGTTCCGTTATTAGTTACAGAACATTTCTCACCAGTAATACTGTTCCATACATGAATATCAGTACCTTTAATACAACCAAAGTATGCAGACTGTTCACCTTGTTGGATGAAGAACCAAGATGCATTATCTAGTTCATCACCTGTAAATTCAGTACCATCAGCTTTCTTTAGTGTATAGTTAAATCGCATCCCATTACGCTTTAACATGCCAAAGGTTGGGTCAGGATAGCCGTTCAATACTTCTCTAACTTGACCTGGTTTCTTTTTATCGTCAGTCTGTTTAGAGACTCCGCCATAATAATCTGGGATAAGTTGTGTTACTGCTACCATTATCGATACAATGCATGGAACGGTTGATAGGAATTATAATAATTACCACCTTGTGGATGACCAAAGAAGGTGTGGTCACCTTGTTGGGTTTCATACTCTAAAGCATTAGACCGCATGTATGCTTCTTGCTGCTGCAATACTTGGTATAAGTTAGGGTCACCAACAATACGCATAGCCACTAATGTAGCAGCACGGGCAGTAATGTAATCACGGATTGGTGTTGGTAGGTCAGACCAATTAAACAACCAAGTGATATCAAAGTAATGAGTTTTATCTTCTTCCCATTTAAAGCTATGGGAGTTACGGTCATAGAGTTTACCATCTCTACGGATTGGGTCTTTATCTTTGTTATAATAAACATCAGTACAGAGGTCAATCTGTAGCATGTTATCAGGAATCTTAAACTCCTGATCAGTATCAGGTTTAAGTGGGTAATGATATTCTTTGTTAAATGTCCATCCTTCAGCTTGTACTTCACGCGACACCTGTTGAAGGGTGTTGTATGCAATCGCAACGTCCGGGTTGGTTTGTTCTAGCGTAGTAACAGGAGCCTGACCAACTGATGCCAGGATCTGATTAACAGCTTGTAGCTCACCTTGAGCGTCAGTGGTTGGAAATGACATTGATTCTTATTCTCAATAAGGATTTAAAAAAAAGGGAGAGCCGAAGCCCTCCCCGTATAGATTAGCTGGTCGGTGTCAACCGAGCATAGTCGGGAGCAGGACCATCAGAAACGTCACCACCAACGGAGGTGCCGTAGTGATATGCATCACGCATATCTTGAGTTTCGCTGTTCACCACAGAACCGAGCACAGCATTGACACCAGCGGGGTCATAGCTACGTGCGGTCTTGGCAACACTATAACGAGTAGTAATAGCCATAATAATTACGGAGTAGGTGCAGGAGTTTGATCAGGGATCTCAGCTCCGGAGGAAGCGGTCACAGTGTACTTACTAGAAGCAGCAGTGCGACCGTATTCAACGGGAGTCATGGGATCCTGGGTAATAGAAACCACAGGCTGGTTAGTCTTCACAGCACCAGTCGTAGACATAGTGACGTGGATACCAGTTGTAGTTTCTCCGTATTGTTGAGTACCAGGATTCAAAGACATGACTTACCTCCTATCAAGCAGCTTGCAGTTCGATTGCAGCAGCAGGGTTCAGCCAATCAGCACCCATGGCAAGGCGACCAACGATCAGGTCACCCTGATACATGGTCTTCACGTCACCACCAGTGGTTTGAATCTGGGGACCAATGCCCTGAACCACAGCAGCAGCGTCACGCTGATAGATAAGACCACAGTGAGCAGAGAAGTCACCGCTGTAATCGTTGTTCTCACCATCTTCACGGGTCACAGCACCAGCCATGAAAGGCAGGTTGTTAGAACGACGGATGCTGATACCAGCGATTTCATAGAGACCTTCACCACTGTTCAGGTTGCCCTGGGTGTTACCGTAGTCACGGTTAAGGATGTTGGTGTCCACCTGGGAGATCAGAGCGTAGTACTGACGAGGAGACAGCACAGCGGTACGACCACCAGAGGGAACGTTCTTCTCATCAAGGATGGAAGCAGCTTCAAAGAAGCTATCAACCAGTGCTTGGGCGTTGAACTCGTTACCAGCACCCAGCTTGATCACAGAACCACCGGGCTCAGGACCAGGAGATGCAGTGATAGGATGAGCAGTACGAGCAGACTTAGCGATCACACGGAACACTTTCTTGTCATATGCTTCAGCCAGAGCGTGACCGATCTTAGCAGAGATCTCAGAACGCAGGCTGTAGTGAGCCAGGACTTCGTCAAGCTCATACACGAATGCAGAGCTGGTGAGCAGGTCGTCCATGAGGACGGTCTTCTCAGCCACGGGAGGGTTCTCGGAACCCAGGATGGGCGTACCAGGCTGATGATAATCAGCGGTCATACGTCCGGTGTAGATGAACTGCAGGCTCTTACCATTACGGAGAGTGCGGTTCTGCACGGTGTCCTTGGCGATGCACACGGATTCGTATGCTTTAATCATCTCGCCAGAGAACAGCTTCAGATAAGTACCATACTTATCATCATAATCAGTTCCGCCTTGGGTCAGACCAAGACCAGGAGTTTTGTTGATATTACCAATAGCGGTAATACCCATGTCGTTGTTATTAGTACCATAAGTACGGGTCGCACCGGTGTTAACTTCGGTGTAGGACTGACCCTGTTGAGACCAGGAAGCCATTGTTATAAAGTAGAATGAATTTATACAGGACTTCTATCGATAGAAAAAATTTTTTGTGGTAAAATTTATCGTCTTTACCTAACGCGCTAGGAGACGAGTTGTCGGCGTACCGGCTCGAATCCAAATAGGGTGGAAGGGAATCGAACCCTTCCTTAAAACCATTACCCAATAGCAGGTGCAGTCAGAGCCACAGGAGTGGACTCAGCAGCTGCCAAATCAAGTGGGAAGTTATGAGCATTCCGTTCATGCATCACCTCAAAACCAAGGTTAGCACGGTTAAGAATGTCAGCCCAAGTATTAATTACACGACCTTCACGGTCAAGCAGTGATTGGTTAAAGTTAAAACCATTCAGGTTAAACGCCATAGTGCTAACACCAAGGGCAGTGAACCAAATGCCAACGACGGGGAAGGCAGCAAGAAAGAAGTGTA